GACACCTCCGGTTCTATCGTTTCGGCTTCAGTGTCGTGGATGATGTACTGGGATAGTTGGTTTATGGGGGTCATGCGCGAAATTCCTCCACCTGCTCCATTGCGCCCTGCCAGCCTTTGCCGACAATAACTGTGTGGCCGATCTCTTGAAGGTAGGCAATCCAGTCTTTTTGGTCTGCCGATAGGCTGCCGCCCTTAATGCGCTTCATCTCGACCCATAGGTCCCATTCTGGGATAAAAAGATCAGGTACGCCCTTTTTGACCCCTTCGGCCTTAAGGTTTGCAGCTGTAACTTTTGATCGATAGCCACCATTTGGAATGGCGAATATGCGCACGCCGGGAAATCTGCGCTCGAATTCACAAACGAACGTGACCTGTTCCGCGTGTTCAGTTGGGTATTTCATCAGCTGGCCTATTATGTGCAATGACTTTGTAGAATGTGCTGCCGCGCTCGCGGTGGCACGTTATGGTTTTCGGTTTGTGACCGCGATCCAGGTAGCGAATGAATGTAGCAGCGTCCGGCGCGACATGTCCGGCAAATACGGCCTCATTTAGCGAGCGCCATGCGTGCTTGGCTTGCGGGTGATTACTATCCGGCACGTACCATATTTTGAACGTGCGGTATGGCGTCGTGTACTCGCAGACAATGGTTTCCTTGCCGCTCTGGCTGGTGCTAGGCATGGCTGACCAGCTGAGTATCTCATCGGTGCTAATGCTGTACGGGTCACGCTTGACCCTCTGGAACTCCTGCCGGAGCTTTTCGTTAGGATCGACCAGCTCGTGTTTGCACTCCTCGCAAAACCGCGCAGCTATGTCGTTTTTGTGGCCACACTCCGGGCACTCTTTGTACGTCCATCGGTACTCGCAACGCTCAAAAACTCCCTTGTGGAATAAAGACGGAACCTGCCAGGTACATCGCCGCCCAAAATGAGCTGGCATTGGCCCATGCGGCGTGGCTATTTCGTTGCCAGCGAGATCCAGAAAATATCCAGTTTCGCTAATCTGAAACCCGTCCTTGTTTGGTCGTGCGCCAAACTCATTCTCAAAACCGCAATCGGGGCATTCAACAAACAACAGTTCTCCGCCAGATTTCGATCCCTTCACTCTTATCTCTGGCGTGAAAAGATCATCATGAAGGTTATGGCGCTCGATATTCTCGGCGTAGTCCAACACCAAGCAGTCCGCTTTATCATCGCTCAACCTCAGGCCGCGCCCAATGATCTGCTGTAGCAGGCCCGGCGACTCAGTCGCGCGCATGATGGCAATCAGGTCAACATGCGGCGCATCAAATCCGGTCGTCAATGTGCCGACAGATACCAGGTACTTGAATTTGCGCGCTTTGAAGTCGGCAATCAGTGCTTCACGCTCGATGCGCTTCATGTTTATGTCACCACCGAGCATGCGGCTGATGCCGACAGGCAGCGATTCCATTACCTCCTTGGCATGGTCAACTGTGGCGGCAAATATCATAACGCCCTGCCTGCCTACGGCGTGCTGTACGATGTCGGCAACAATTTGCGCGGTTAATCGGCCACGGCCCTCAAATACGCGCTCAATATCTGCCGCTTTGAATTTGCCGTTGCTGCCGACTTGCAGATTACCGGCGGCGTACTGCGCTGCAATCTCTGGATCTGCATGAGCTTCGGTCAGAAACCCCATATCGATCAGTTGGCGCGTTTGGATGCGGTATAGCAGCGTGTTGAAATACGGATCTCTAGCCTGATCCTCCTGCACAAAAGATCCATCCGTGTCGTACTGGTAGATGAATCCGGTTGTTGTCCTATAGGGGGTCGCAGTTAACCCTATGACGCGCAGGTTTTTGTTGCGCGCGCGTATCGCATCAATGATGGCAACGATGGTCGGCGTTATGCCGTGTGCCTCATCCAGTATCACAGCGCCAAACATATCACCGAACCGAGACTGGCTGTTCTTAACCGTCTGAGGCGTTCCGTAAACGACGTTATGGCGCATGCACTTACCGCCAGCCGATGCGCTGAAAATGCTCGCAGGGTTTCCAGTTGCAAGGTACTTGGCGGCGTTCTGTTCAGTCAGCTCCTTGCTTGGCTGTAGGCACAAAACCTTCTTGCCGCTGTGGTCGTAAATCCATCTGGCGATTTCGGCAACGATGATCGACTTCCCTGCTCCAGTCGCCAATTCGAGTAGGCCCGGCATGATGGAGCGCCGCATCCATTCGGTTGCGGCCTCCACTGCTTCGGCCTGGTATGGCCTCAATTGCATCAGCTAAACCTCCAGTACTCCGAAGGCTTCGACCGATATGGCTCAAGATCAAGCCCCTTCAATTCTGGGATTTTGCCGTACTGAACGCTTCCTTTCCGCTCAACCTTCGTCAGCTTGCGGCCAAACATGACGGCGTTTCGCTCTTTTGCCGCCTTAACCAGTTCCGCCATGATCTCTTTTTTGCGCGCGGTTGCGTCATCGATAGCGGCGCACACCTGGTCATACTCATCTATCAGCGACTTGACGCCGAGCGTGTTGATCTCGACTTCTTTTTCTTCGAGATGCGCTGGATTGTCCATCTCTGACAAATACCGATCATAGAATGCGCGCAGCGTCGGCAGCGCATCGTTGAACCAATCTGGATCGAAATCTACGCGCTCAATCCGGGTGCAGTTTTTTGTCCATTGAAAAAAGTCGCACCAGATCCGGCCAGTGCATGCCATCTCGACCTGCATCTGGGCGTAGTAGTGTGGCTGTTCTTCGGCGGTCTTGAACACCAGGTCTGCGCCTGTCTTGTTGCGCAGGCCGAAAGGACATTTGATTTCGATCAGGCCGTCATCATCAATCAGCCCGTCAGGGCTTGCGCCCAGCCAGTCGTGCTCAGGATGCACAAAAAAACCGCACTCTTCGACAAACTTGCCAGTTTCGCTCTGATACTCCATCTGCGCCAACGGCTCATGCAGCTGGCCATATTCGGTGGCGACGTTTCCGGTAAACTCAGATGGCGCACCGTGATATTCACGCACCATCGAGCGGATAAGGTCATCCGGCGTTTTCCAAGGGTTAGCGCCAAGTGCTGCGCCGATGTTCGAGCCGGTCAGCTTGTGGCGCCTGGCTTCAAACCATTCTGTGGATCGTTGTTCCATGCTTCACCTCATTGGATATAAAAGGCGGCATGAAGCCGCCTGGCTGCCTATCAGAACGGTACGTCATCATCAAAGCTCATGGCGTCAGGTTGCGGCGCTACCGGCTGCTGCACGGGCGCTGGCGGCGCATTCTTGGCCGGTGCTACTGCTCCGATCCAGTTGCCGGACTTCTCTTCACCGTCGCGTTTCATCTTCCAGACCATGACCTTGATGGCCATGACCTTACCAACAAGGCAACTCATCAGATCGGTGTCGGACGGTTCGCCAGTGATCTTCATCAGCTTGCCTCCGGCGTTCGCGTCAATCGCAGCCAGCATGCGCTTTGCCTTATCGGCTGTTGCGCGCGGGTCTTTGTCGTTAGCCATGCCGAAGACCTTCACCTTCTGATAGATCACCCGGTTGCCGTATTGATCTGGATTAATTACTTTCCATTTCAACGAGATATATCGGTCTCCATCATACTCGTCCCACTTCGCCTCTTCGATGGCGCTGATACAGACGGTTCCATTGGGGATCGGCTCAAGGTCGCCGCCACCCATCTCGAACTGGCCTGAATTGTCGATCTGCTGTCCGTCGTTAAGATCCCAAAAGCTCATTGTTATGCCTCCTCAGGCTGTGCTGTTACTGCATTGAAAAACGGAATCATATCAAGGATGGGGTTTGTCTCTTTCGGCACGTCGATTTCTTCCGGCATGCCGTAGCGGTTTTTCGCATCAACATAGCCGATAGTGCCGTCCGAGCTGGTTATCAAAACGCGCTCACCGGTATTGGTAACGCGACCGTATTTTGTGGTCTGTCCCTTGCGGTTTTCTTCGTGGCCCATTACGAAATCGCGGGACTTGAGGTAAAACACTGCATCGCTGCTGCCGATGTAGATCTGACGCGCCTTTTCCGGCATGTCGATACTGTAGGCAGTATACTCTCCGGCCTCTGGGCGGTTTTTCATTTTGACGATGCCTGTGTGGGCCAGAAAGACTACTGCAATCCCCTTACGGCGCAGATGCTCGCAAGCATTGCGAATCTTAACGTGCATTCCGGCAGCCACCAGGAAGCCCTTGTGGAACCCTCCAGCAGCTTCTCCGATATTGTTTGCGCCATTCGGATCAAATTCCACAACCTCGCCTTCGAACAGCGTGTTCATGGCGGTGATGGTATCGACCACAACGGTTTTGAACGGGTGCTCTTCTGTTGCCAGTTCTCGCAACTGCGCTAGGAGGATTTCAGATGGTTTAACCTGGCGCTTGGCGTTAGCCGCTGGCAGCTCAGGCATGAATGCAGGCTGGCGATCTTCCGTCCATGTTTCAAAAACGGTGCTGGCGTTTTCAGCCTGCACGAAAATCGGATTTGGAAACAGTGCGGCCAGTGTTGATTTGCCTACGCCGGGAAACCCGACAATGGTAATGACCGGTGCCTGTGGTATAGCCTTTTTTACTTGCTGTAAATAGCTCATTGGTTAGCTCCGCATTTGGTGTTTGTTGTTGCTACGGTTGTCATCCTAGGGGCTAAAATGTATTATGTCAACACTGCAATGAAAATTATCTACAGCGAGGCGTAAAGCATGTTAACCCTGGAACAGATTAAAACGGCGCTGGCTGACCGTCGCCTGACAGTAGTGGCTGAGTCCACCGGGCTGCACTACAACACATTGCGCGACATCCGAGACAATCCTGAATCCAATCCTAGCTACCGCACATTGAAGGCAGTTTCAGACTACCTGGAAGGGGTTAGCCAATGAACGTATGGGACTACTGGGAAGAGGGATTTAAGGTTTTCGGGCTGCATGGTGCCGATGATGGCGGCGCGTGTAAGTGCGGCAATCCCGAGTGTAAAGCGCCATTCAAACACCCGGTCATCAGCAACTGGCAAAACGTGCCAGACTGGTCGGAAGAGCAGATGCAGACGTTTGAGCAGATGGGCCACTTCGATACCGGGTTTGGCGTTATTTGCACCGGATGGCTCATCATAGACGTTGATGCCAGGAATGGCGGGGTTGAGTCCTTCCGCAAGCTGATCGCGGATATGCCGGAAGCAGGCGAAGCAGCATTTGTGGTCAATACAGGATCAGGCAACGGGAGCCAGCATCATTATTTTAGGCTGACCGAGCCGGTCGCATTGCTTCAGCAGCATATCAAATACCCCGGCATCGATTTCAAGGCGTCAGGCTACGTCGTGGGGTGCGGATCGATGCACTCTAGCGGGTTGCCGTACGAGGTCGAGCGAGGTGCGCCGGGCAAAATAAAGCCAGCGCCTGACAGGCTGCTGTCGCTGCTGCGCAAACCAGACCATTACCGCGTCCAGTTCGAAGGTGCGGATATGGACATCACGGATGAGTATCTGGAAAAAATTGTGCATTCGATCAGCAACGATGGTCGGGACTACGAAAAGTTTATCCGTGTCGGCATGGGCATACATCATGCCAGCGGGGGTACGCGGGAGGATCTCTGGCACGCATGGGCTGAAAGGGCCGACTGCTACGACCCAGCAGGGATGGACAAGAAGTGGCACAGCTTCGGAAAAGGCTCCAGTCTCGCTACATTCGGCACGCTGATGCACTACGCGCACGAGTCCGGCTACTGTGACGATGTGACGTTTGTCTATGATGGCCCTGACTTTGCTGACGCCGACCCGCTCAACACTTCTGATATTGACCTAAAACGCCCGCCAGGCTTTGCGGGCGAGCTTACCGACTGGATCAATGGCCAATGCTTGTATCCGCGCGAAAACCTCGCTGTGGCGGCTGCGCTGTGCGCCATATCAGGCTTGGCAGGGATGCGGTTCTATGATGAGACGGATGACATTGCGCCGAACATCATTGCGTTCTGTGTAGCTGGCTCAGGCACGGGCAAAGAGGCCGTGCAGCAGGCATACCTGAAGATCATGAAGGCCGCCATGGTCCAAGCGGCGGTGCATGGCGGATTTAAGTCTGAACAAGAGCTGATGCGCAACCTCGTGCGCCACCAGGCGGCATTCTATGCTGTGGATGAGTTCGGCCTGACGCTGCGCAAGCTGGAGAATGCCGGGAAGCGCGGCGGGGCTGCATACCTTGAAGGTATAGTGGCGCTCATCATGTCGGTGTTTTCAAAGGCCAACGGGTATCTGCCAATCACGGGCGACCTGAAAGAACAGATCAAAGCAGACATGGTGAAGGAGCTATCAAAGGCCACCAATGAGCTTGAGAACTTGCCGCAGGACTCAGAATCAAAAGGCAAGGCCGAACAGCTCGAAAAAACCATTGAGCGCATCAAATCCGAACTTGCCAAGATCGATGACGGGCTTGATTCGCCATATCTGACCGTGCTCGGCTACACGACTCCAATAACGTTTAACGATCTGATGGGGTTCGAGCAGGCCACCAACGGGTTCATGGCTCGGGCCATGATCTTCGATGATCTGGAGACCAATCCGCAGCGGAAAAAGGGTTTCAAGAAGACGCCTATGAGCACAATGCTGGCAGCAAAGATCCAGAACTTATATGCGCCTGGCACCTACGACATGCAGCAGTCGGCACGGGAGCGTGTTGAGTTCACCGGCGAGCGGACAGGAATAAAGACAACGCCTGATGGGGTTGAGCTACTAGATCAGGTGTATGACCACTTCTACCAGCTGGCAGAACAGCACAAAAATTCGACCGGCATGGAGGCCATACCAAGGCGCGGGTATGAGTTGACGGCAAAGGCCAGCATGGTGCTGGCGCTGCCGGAAGGTATCCGCACTGCTGAGCATGTCCGATGGGCGTTCGCGCTGGCCAGCCGGGATGTGGATCGAAAAATCAAACTTGCGTACTCATCCGACAATGGCGAAAACGTGGACGGGCTTGCGGCCAGAGTGCTCTCACTGGTGTCTGATGAGCATGGCGAAACGCTGGGTGTGATTTGTAATCGGCTACGCTCAACCCCGAATGCTCAGGTCAAAACGCTGCTTGACAAGATGGTTGAGCGCGGACTACTCAGGATTGAAGAGTCTGTCCACCCGAAAACCAAAAAACAGGTGTTGCGATACTTCGCGGCATGATCTAGTCTTAAGAAATCCCCTACAAGCCCCGCCATCCGCGGGGTTTGCTGCATTTGCGGCATTGCTTAATAGTAAGGATAGTGATTTTATACTAAGCATAAAGTTCCGCAAAATCAAGTAGTTACACGTTGCATAGTAAGGATAGTTGGTTAGCTTAAGACACTATACTGTTTCAGTATGGTGGTTTTTCTGTGTCTACTACTAACATACTATTTAACTAAGTAATAATATATCTCATTTAATATATCTTATAAATCAGTACCTTAGAGGTTAGTAAGTACTCACTTTTGCATAGTAGATTCTTACTAAGCATAACTATCCATAATCCACTTTACTTTTCCAACCGTTGGCCTATAATCAATAAAACTAACAAACAAATAAGGATCAGCAATGAAGGAACCAATACCAAACAGAACCAAATACCCGTTCGCCGATATGGAGGTGGGCGAAGTGGTATTTATTGAAACTCAGAAGGCGTATCGCGTGCAGGCAGCGGCTTATGCGTGTGGGTCTCGCACTGGCAAGAAGTTCGTAACCCGCCTGTCAGCTGGTGGAGTGAAAGTGTGGAGGGCTTCCTGATGTACACAATCAAACTCTTCCACGACCCGTCCGGCACGGTGGAGTGCTACGGAGCCACCCAGTTCAGCTACACACCTGGTCGCGACACGCTTGGCCATATCGATACGCACGACGGACGGGATGACATCGTCATCGGGCCTGATCACCGTTGCTATGTTGTGAACGATGCTGGCAAGACGGTTTTCAAGGTAACCAAGTTTGGGGCGAATTGAGATGAACAACAAACCAAGAAACCCGTGCGCGTTTCCGACTGGCCTGACCGGGGGCATGACACTGCGGGATTATTTTGCGGCTAAGGCTATGCAGGGATTAGTATCTGATTCTCAGGTTGATATGGCGTTCTGTGATATGGCTAAGTGGTCATACTCAATGGCCGACGCCATGCTGGCCGAACGGGAGCGCGAACGATGAAAACACTCACCATCCAACACCCCCACCACGAAGTGCCCATAAGCGTGACGGTGACGCACTACTGGCACCAAGAGCCTGACGTGACGAGCTGGTCTAGTGACATGGACTACTACGGCTTTACCGAGATCGAATATGAGGTTGAGCCGGTGGACGGCATACCTGAGGAGGAGCTGTACTCTGAGGCTGTCACGGAGGCTGTTCTAGCAGCGTATGAGGCTGATAGGTGCGCCAACTAGGGTTAAGTCAAAATGCGCTTAGGGTGCGAAATAGAAAGGATTAGACACTATGAACAAAGATGATCGGATTAGAGAGCTTCAGGCCGAGGTGGAGCGGTTGCAACGCGAGATCAGCCACCTGCAGATCGAAGTCACAAATCTGCGCGGCCTGAAACCTGAGATACCGCCGATGCCAGGTGAAGATTGGCCCCGGGAGTTGCCTCGCTATATGTTGCGTTGGAATGGTCATGATCAGCCGGCCTCAGCACCGCATAAAGACGGTTACTGGACGCCGTGGTATTTGGCAAACCTGTTGTATGCAGAACTGGAGCGCGAGCGGAAAGCAACAAAGACAGCTTGTGAGAACTGGGGAGAGATGGAGCAAGAGCGCGATCAGTTGAGGGCGAGACTGGGACACTGTCAAAGATTCCTGGCTTCCGGCATCCTTTACACATATGACGAACTGCTGAGGCACGATGCTGATGTGATTGATCGGGCGTGCTCTGAACTAGAGCTGAGAGCGAAGGAGGATGGAGACTACTACACAATAGATCCAATTCAGATGCGAGACTACGCCAACCAACTACGCCAGCAAGCCAAGGAGGCGCAACCATGAACAAAGACGATCAGATTAAAGAGAAAAGAGATGAGGGTTGCCCATGAATGCATCTAACACCATCACACAGAAGCCGCTGTCATTTGCTGATATTGATACTCGTATCTTCGACGCAATATTGAAAGGCATTTTTGAACACGATGATTCCGGCTATTACTTTGGAAGCCTCGGAGGGCATCGGTTCTACCTTGAGCGTTGCGCTGAGGCTGGCTTTATCACTCCGACAGGCGATCCGACAGAAAAGGGCCGTGCACGATACTCACAAGGAAATTTGGGTGAGTTGCCGGAGTGTCGTTGGTATTACTGGGATGCGCAGAAAGCCAAGGGGGTGCAGTCGTGAAACAGTATATGAAGGACTTTGTTCATAACGTGATAGTCCACCATCTCATGATGTTTTTGCCGAGAAAAATGGCAACAGAGTTCCACGACTGGAACGCGCGATGGGCATTCAAGGAATATTTTGATGAGCTTGCGCTGGAGGGTATTAAACAAACCAAGGAGGTGCAACCATGAACACCACCGAACAACTCATCCTCGCACAACGGATTGCGCATTATGAAACGAGTCACGTCTTGCACCTGGTGCTGACGCTGATCAGTATGCTGATCGGATTCGGCATTCCTTGGTATCTGCCAATCTGGATGCTTATTGCGCTGAGTAACGCCGTCGAGCGTGGTAAGATTGAGCGGAAGATGAGGAAGCTGGGTTAACGGATATAGCCGCCTTTCGGGGCCGTTTTTAGCTAGTGTGGTATGATTGAGCCATGAATGGAGATATAAACATGGCATTAACACCAAAACAGGAGGCGTTCGCCAAGTTGGTAGCGGAAGGGCTAAGTCAGTCTGACGCATATCGCTCAGCGTACAACTCAAAAGCCAAGCCGGAGACGGTTCAGGCCAATGCAAGCCGTCTTATGGCTGATAGCAGGGTTTCAGCAAGGGTTGCAGAGCTTCGGCAACAACTGGCCGAAGTATCGCTGTGGTCGAGGATGGATAGCGTTATGGTGCTGTCTGAGATCGCAAAGGGTAACGACAGCGAGGCCAAGCCAGCCGACCGGGTGAATGCGGTTAAGGCGTTAAACCAGATGCACGGCTGGGATAAGCAGGTCATAGACCACACTTCGTCAGATGGCAGTATGAGTCCTACCCGTATTGAGATTGTAGCCAAGCAATGAGCGCAGTGCAGATTGAGCTTCCGCCAAAACTGGTGCCGGTGTTCAGCAAGCCAAGAGGTGAGCTGCGATACCGAGGATCTTTCGGTGGTCGAGGATCAGGGAAGTCGTTCACGTTTGCCAAGATGGCAGCCATCTGGGGTTACGCTGAAAAGCTGCGCATCTTATGCACCCGTGAGCTACAGGTTAGCATCAAGGAGTCATTCCACGCCGAAGTTAAAAATGCCATAGCCTCAGAGCCATGGCTTACGGCGGCTTACGATGTGGGCGTGGACTATATTCGCGGCAAGAACGGCACGGAGTTTCTGTTTCGCGGCTTGCGCCACAACATGAGCGGCATCAAGTCGATGGCGCAGATTGATCTGTGCATTGTGGAGGAGGCGGAAGACGTGCCGGAGGATAGCTGGCGCGACCTGCTGCCAACCATACGCGCACCTGGCTCAGAGCTGTGGATCATATGGAACCCTAAGACCTACAACAGCCCGGTTGATATGCGTTTCAGGCAAAACACTCCGCCGAGGTCATTTTTTGTTGAGATGAACTACACGGATAACCCGTGGTTTCCAAAAGAGCTTGACGACGAGCGGCTGAATGACAAAGCCATCTTGTCTCAATCGGTATATGACCATATCTGGGAAGGCGCGTACCTGACCGAGGCGGAAGATCGGATATATCACTTCTTTCAGCGCCACACCTACGACAGTAAGAGAACAGCAAAACCGGGCGAGCGCCTTCATATCGGGCTGGATTTCAATATCGGCGGCTGCTGTGCCACGGTCTGGGTTATTGACGGACTAAAAACAACCGCCGTTGATGAGTTTGTGAGCTACGACACCCAAGACTTTATCAACAACCTGAGCCGCTTCAACGGCCATCAGTTGACCATATATCCAGACGCAAGCGGTGGCGCAAGCAAGACCAATGCTAGTATGTCCGACATTGCGCTGATCCAGCAGGCTGGTTT